ATCCAACTCTAACTTTTCTTGAAGATAATACTAAAGCATCTCTAGATAAAGTTGCAATTTGATCGTTACCTTCTTGCAATTCTGAATTATAAAAATTTACATTTCCATTTGATTTGAAATTCGCTCTATAAAGATTAAATTTCAAATCTTCAAATTGGCTGGCAGTCCATGTAGATCCATTCTGAGATTTAAATAGTGATCCAGATAATGGTTGCTTACCAACTAAAACTTTTTGTGATTCTAAAATATTTGCAGGATTTGTATCAAATTCACCAAGCCTACTAATCCACACAGAATAATCCGGTGATGAAGAAAGGATTGCTATAGAATGAAATTGTTGTCCGGCAAGATATACTGGAGATGGGAAGTATACCGTAGTTGGAATAGTACCCGTTTCAGAAATATATACTTCATTTGGATCTAGTACAACTTCACTAAAAGGATATACTTCTGATGTTGGATTTCCATATTTTACAGGACGTAGTTGTACAGTAACAGGAAGTTGCGCATCCCTGCTATAAAAATACAAATCAACAGATGTTACGAAAATACCACTTTCCGCTTCAACATAAAATGATTGTGCTAATGGATCCGTTATTTTCATTTTTTATATTTCTAAAGTGGGAATTGCAATTATTTAATCGTCGTATATTATTTAGTTTTTATCTCCTCTTATCTTTCTTATCTTTGTTTTTATCTTTATTGTCTTTATTTTGATTGTTACCAGGGTTGGTGGTATTATTATTGTTACTACTTCTATTTTGATTTTGTGGATTTTTGTTAGATCCTTGATTATTATTATTTGATTGTGGTTTTGGTGGATTTTGTTTTTTTAATGCGTTTCCAATTGTAAGGTTTGCACCAGCAGGACCATATGTGTTATCACGTTTTACTTGATAACCTTGTTTCTTCAATAATTTTGCCTGCTCAATTGAATTTGCATTCGGATTTAAATTGGATATTGCATTTATAAGTCCAACTCCCGAATTTGCAGTAGATATTGTTCCTTTTGGTTTGGAAGTAATATCAAGATCTTTTACTCCCTTTTTGGTTATTGGGAAAAATCCATTAGCAAGACCAGAAGTTGCTCTATCATTTGAAGTTATTTTAAGATTTGCCTGTTTCCATAGTTTTTCTGCCTTATCTTTACCCTCTGTTGCTATCCACCAACCAAGAGGTTTTCCATTCAATAAATTGACTGGAACTGAAGATCCTCTTGCTAAACCAAGTGAATCTGTAGTTGAATTATTTGCATTAACAAATCCTACAGAAATCTTATACTTGTCTTTAGATTTATTTTTATTTCCAGTTGGAGTTTGAGTTTGAGTTGTACCAGTATCAGTTGTACCAGTATCAGTTGTACCAGTATCAGTTGTTTCATTTCCACCTGGTTCTACTGCACCGTCTGAAGATTCTTCTCCACCACTAGGAGCGTCAGATGTCGGTTGTGATGGTTGTACAGGATTTGCTGGTTGTGGTAAAGGATCTCCAGGTAGAACTGGAGGAGCAGGTGGAGGGGTTCTATCAGAAACTAGGGTCTTAGTTACAACTGGAGATTGAGTTTGCGATGCACTAACATTATCAATTACAGTTTGAGTTTCAACTCTCACTGTTCTTATTGAAATTACATTCTCTTGTACTGTATCAACTCTACCATCGGATACAAACCTCTCTTCTGCTCCTGTTGTAGGGATTCCCTCTATTTGTGTATTGGACTCGCTGCTAGTTAATTTAAATATCTTATTTCCAGTTTTAAATGATGGGAATGATGGGACATTTGGATTTGGTATCCAGAATGATCCAACCAATACCCCCTTATCATCAGAAATTAGTTTAACCTCATTTACTGTTGCTATAGCTCCACTTGTTTGTCCAATTAATTTCATTCCAGATTTTACCCATCCATGAAATGATCCTATTGCATGAGTAGATAAACTAAAGGTATCAATATTCAATATAGTTGATGTTTGTGAATATTGGGATCCTAATGTATCCAATCTTGTATAAGGATTGAAATTATAAGTATCAATTGGTGCATTATATGGACCATATTTATGATTTGGTACTGCAACTCTAAATGATATTTTTGGATCTATTGCTAAAGATGGAGTAGTTGAAGATGCAAATTTATCTTCAGATGTTGTTACTGTTCCAATAACAGTCTCACCTACAGAAAATGTCCCACTAGTCATGGTAATTTCAAGTAATTTCGGTATTACATATTCCGAAACACGTAATCCATCAAAGAATGCATACAATCTCGTAGATGGTTTTAATCTTTTTGCCGTAAATTCAATATTTCTGGATCTCATAAACGGAGTTAATTCTGTACTAATAACTCTATCTCCGTAAGAAACTGTTTCAAAACTATCTCTTGTTATGGATCTAGTGCCAATTCTGGTCGATGTCCCAGTTCTCGTAATAGTATCAGTTACTTCCTGGTATGTTAAGAATCCTTCATCAAATACTTTAGTTTTTGTATCTTTAGTTTGCCCAGTCCAGACAGTTTCCCAAGCACCCCAAATTACAGGACTGAATCCAGTTTGCTTATCCAAATCTCCAATAGAAATTTGAGACTTAGTTTCAGTTAAGTTTCCTTGAATTTGAGTTACATTTGATTGTATTCTAACTTGATCAACCCAAACATCTGAGGATGGATACAGTTGAATTGTCCCACCATAAAATGGGGATCTATATGAAGCAACTGGTTCAACTCTAGTTGAATATGGTTGCCTTACAACCTCAACTTCTTCAAAATCCAAAGTTATTATTTGACCGGATTTTTTGATATTGTTTGCTATCAGGTCATCTACTGTGGAGATATCTACATTTGGATTGACTGTGGATCCAACTCCTACTAAAGATTTTGAACCTACAATAAGATCCAACGAAGTTGTAAATGGAGCAGGTCTAATCTCCGAATTTTTTACGTCTATGCTATTTTTTACATATGTTACTTTTCTTTGAGAAGTAGTTGATTTAAAATCATCAACAAAAAATCCAGATTTAAATCTATTTAAACCATTGGAATCTTGAATTTGCAAATTCGAAGTATCACTTTCTAATAACGTTAATGACGTATAATACTCCAGATTTTTAATTCTATTTTCAAGTGTCCTTATATCGGACATTTTATATCTTTTATGTTCAGTTAAATTAATTGTCGCATCATTTACATCACAAAGATATGGTGGGAGGGAGATAGTTGCTATTTCTAAGGCACTATCTACAGACACTGGTGGATTTGGAATATCCGCAGGTTCACCTTTTCTAAGCTGAATCGTCCCTTCTTTTGTGATGAATAATTTATCAATTCTTGGTAAATAATATGAGAATCCTAAATTTATTGCCTCATCAGATGCTAAAACTTTATTTGAAGATGAATAATTAAAAGTTCTACCAAAAAATTCAAATGGTGAATACGTAGAAGTCGATACTTGTATATTAGAAACTCTAGGTCTGATATCGATTAAATCGCTAACTCTAATTCCATTTATGCTAGGAATATCACAATAATCAAACTGACTGTATGAATTTACAGTAAGAATATCTCCAACATCCGAAGATGGTATTGAAGAAGATTCTAAAATAATTTTTATTTTTCTAGTTGGCGATCTAAACTCTGGTCTTCTTACTATCTTAGAATAATCATAAATTGTATCTTTTTGTCCATTATCAAGAATAAAGTTTGATGTGATATTTCTATCGCCAGGAATAAATTCAGAAATAAATCCAGTTATTCCAGATTCCCCAAATTTAATTTGTTCTCCAATTTCAAAAGATTTTCCATTCAAGCTAGTAAAAGTTATCTGAGAATCATTAACTCTCTCACAATAAATTGCAATAGAATTACTACTTTGTCCTATTATTTTTTCACCGACAAACAAATCTATTGTTTTTGATGTTGGTCCAGTTAATCCAGAAACAGTTATTCTTGGTAAAATTGGATCGGAAGTTGTGCTGGACTCATAGATACCGTAAATTTTTATTGCGTCTGGTCTCAATAAGCAAATTTCTTCATCTTGAACTCGTGTTCCATAAGGATAATTACCAAAAGTAAGTCCATCGTTAGATGTTTGAGTACCTATTCCAGAATACTCATAACTTGATTTATCTACAACAATTGATTCTATTCTATTTCTTACTTTTGCTTTTGATTCTACTTTACTATCAACTAAAGTAGCAATAAGTTTTCCAGTTCCAGAGGCAGTTTGAAGACCTCTAATTGTGAGTTCTGTAGAACCATTTGAAAATACTAATCTATCTTCAGTTAATACTTCTATTGTTCCATTGGTCGATAACGAATATCGTTCTTCATCAAAAGGTAAGAATGTTTCGCCATCACCAGCAATTATTGTTTGAGTTGAGTTTGATGTAATAGTTACATCAAACTGTTTTCTTATTGTAAGTAAAGAGTTACTTAAATCAACAGAAGAAACGTATTTTTTGGGTAACGTTGTATATAAAGTATTATCTGTAGATCTTTGTAATCCAGATTTTAATATTTTAAAATCACTGACATTGATCAAACTTGCTGGAAGTGCTCCGGAACATACTCCAGATACAGTAGTTACCCCAGAAATTATTAATGAAGTTGGATTTACTTGAGTTATAACTGAATATGTAATATCCGAATAACCTGGATTACTATAAGAAATGACATCTCCAACAGAAGCAATTTCTGCAAATTTTACTCCAGGTGCAGTAACTGTACTAATACCCGAAACATTAGCGGTAATATTAGCGTAATTTCCCGAATATACTGCTCTTTGCTTTACATCTGCAGTAAAAGTAAATCCAATTCCAGCAGCAGAGGCATAGACTGACTTTACATTTTCAATTCCATACTCAGTAACTGCAATAGAAACTCTTGTGTTTTCTATTCCATCAAATATAAATCTTTCTCCATTAGCAAATTTACCTTTACTATTATAAACTGTAATAGTTGGAGAATTTGTTACATCGTATCTAATAAATCCAGTAGATCCACTAGACTTACCTTTAATGTGAGTTGGTCTCGATAAAGTTATTGGTTCGTTAAGTGTAATTTCTGTATATGTTTGAATATCATATAAAGACAAATCCCATTCATTTGCATTTGGTGTAGATGATTCGTATGATCCACTTTCTAGTGCAAAATCATATACTCTAGCAACTCCAATTTCCTTTCCTGAAAGTCCTAATGAAGTTCCAACTCTCGAATCTCTCAAACTTACATAATATGAAGTGGAAATACCTAAAATTGGGTTTCCACTTACCCTATTGACAGTAAATGTTGGACCAGTAACATAATTAACTCCTTGAGATTCTAAAGTATTAGTATCTCTTGGTTTTTCAAAATCTAAAAATGTTGGACTAATTGTTTCTACTGAGTATCCTTGTACTAATGCTTTTAATGCTGATATTTGATAAATTCCAAGATCATCCGCTGGAGTATTATTATTATATGTTGTTTGTCCTTCTGTAAATACCCCTTCATTACCCATAAAGTCATTCAATGACTCATTTAATGTGATGATCGGAGGTTTGATATAGTAGTCTCCGGATTCTTCATAAGTTCTTCTAGCGAATTCTTTTGCTATTTCGCTATATTTTGGATCATTTCTTATTGATACTAAAACACCTTGCCTTACTTGCAATAATTCAACAAAATCTAATGGATTATCTGCATCCAGTGGAATTTTTGTTAAAAATGCATTTATTTGCAGTCTATCTGCTCCTGGAGCAGCATAATTTTGATATCCTTGAGCATTATCGAGTAAATCTGGATCTACATCTGATGTTACAATACTTTCAAGTAGTTGAAATCCTACCTTATACCTCCCATTATTTGCATACTGATCTAATAAAATAGTATCATCATTTACATAAACAAAGTGACCCCTCAAATAGTATACACCTTGATTAATTGATACTGCAGATCCAGTTGCATTGCAATTGCTCTGGTCTGTTATAGCAAATCCTTCACCTGGTCTAATAATTATAGTGGAATCATCTAATACATTTTCTTCTTCTAATCCAGTTTCTATAATTAAAACTTCGCCATTTATAAACCCATCATATTTACTATTAGCATAATCTGAGCTCAGAAAATTTATATAAAGAGTATTTAACCCTCTTTCGGAATTTGTATAATCTAAAATCGCATCAATTTTTGCACGTATTCCTGAGGATTGTCCTCTTATAGTTTTTCCGACCAGATATGGCAAATAACTTATTACAGGGATACCAAGATAATCATCCTGTATAGTAACTGCCTGATATCTATCAAGATGATTTATTTGTCCAGGTATTACGACATCACCATCTTTATAAATTGAATTTGCAAACCTTTCAATTTGATTCTGTAATGTTGATTGTAAAGAAGTTAGTTCTCTTGCCTGAATAGGTGTTCCAGGTTTAAACAAAAATCTAAAATAATTGCTTTCTGGATTGAAATCATCAAAATATGGAGAGATGTTTAAATTAGTATCCTGAGGCATAATTCTTTAGAATTGCAAAATTACTTTGATATCTTCTTTTTGATTTTTAGACCTAGTTATGGAAGGTCTATTATCAACGTATATAATTTCTCCTGAATATTTTGATACTTCAGGTTGGGATATACCACCAATAAAGGTTTGTCCAAGATAGTATGTCTTATTATTTATTACTGTAGATATACCTGTGAAGTTTGTATCTATTCCCAATACACTACTTCCACCAAGTATATTAACTGATCCACCTGAAGTAGTTTGTGTAGTAAATCTATTCAATACGAACCCATAATCGGGATTAGTTTTTTTGGTCTTATCTGTATTAAATCCAACTAAACTTCTATCTTGCCAATATTTTAAAATTCCCGTTGTTTTATCATATGAAATAACTCTTCCTACTGCAGTAACTCCAACTCCTATGGTTTGGCGGATCATAGTGTTTGGAGTAAATGTAGTCTGACTATATCCAATTCCAGTAAGTTTCAATGCATATGAAGCACTAGCCTTGTCCGAAGTTAATATAGAATCGCTTCCATATGAAAGTGGATTTCTAACTATTCCAACTCTAGCAATTTTATTTCCAATGATAAAATCTGGATTATCTACACTGTTTTCCATTCGAGCATATACGGCTACGTTATATGCTCCAAGTTCTCTGTAAATATCATATCCATGTCCTTCTCTAGGGGGAATTATGACATCCACAGCAGCAGCAGTAGATCCAACTGGTATTCCGCCTGCACTTAAATCTAAAACGGCATGAGTATAATCCGATCCACCATTTGTTATAGTTATACTTTCTAATTTTGATTCACTATTAATAATTACAGTTGCCTTAGCACCAGATCCATCACCATAAATTGGAACATTTGTATATGATCTATTCGCAGTTCCTAGTCCAACACCTCTATTTGTTATTACTGCCACTTTCAATTGTCCGCTTGTTAGCGAATTATTTCTTATATTAAAATATTCTAAATCATTTTGCCAATCATTTGGAACTGGAATGAAATTAGTGGATTCAAATTTTATTATATCTGATGGTTTTATAGTATATAAGTATTTCCAAAGATATCCGTCTTCGCTATCTCCAGCAGATCTTGGTTCTAAATCTGTAAAATTTGGTTCATCTAGAGATGGTCTTCCATTTGGATTTTCTGGATCCGTGCCATTATGAATACAAATATAAACTTTATATTCGCTATTAACAATATAGTAATTTGCTGAATATAAATTAGTCGATTTCGAAGGTTGAGATAAATTTGTTCTGGAGATATCATGTCTGTACATATCATATGTGGTTCCATCTTCCCACATAACTTTTCTAACAACTGATTTAATATCACCAGATGATATTTTTTTAAGTGATATCATTGTATCCCAATAATCATTTTCTTCATCAAATGAATCCTTTGGTGAAGGAGGGCTCGCATCCCAATCGCTTTGATAATCATCTGGATTGCTAAGCCCTACAAAAGCATAATATGAATTAGAAGACGAAGATGCAATAGAAACAAAGTTTCTAGCATTAAGAATTCTTAATTGATCAGTTATTATTGCAGACATTTTATTGGTTTTTTATTTATTTATTATCAAAGATAACCAAAATATTTCAGAGGATTTTTTCTTCTTACTACAGGAGAAGTTTCTATCCCAGAAATTCCATTTTCAGCATATGCATAAAAATCTGTAGGATTTTTTCTTATTGGTATTGATATCTTACCCCAAGAGAAATCTCCATAATATCCATTACTAAATGATGTTCCGATTGAATTGAAATTTGAAACATTAACCACAACTTTAACAATATTTGTAGTTCCCACTCCAGTTACAGAAGTTTGCGCAATTGAAACTTTTGCAGCTTGATATACATTATCTACAAATTCAGATCCAATCCCAATAACTGTGAGATCATTTCTAAGAGACGTTAATCCATATCCAACATTAGAATTTCTTACAACAAAATAATAACCAGTTTGAATCCCACTTATTCCAGTACTTGTTATTGTTGAACTGTTAATAGTTGAATCTCTCACATAAGAATCACTTGAGACATAGAATGTAAATTCAATACCTGTTGGTATTCCAACTAAAGATGTAGTGGATATTCCAACAATAGTACCAAAATCTCCTTCATATGAGACATTTTTTATTCTTTCTATTCTAGAAGTTGGAGATTCAATTAAGACTAATGGTGAATTGGTTTGAGCATATCCAACTCCAGATGTCAATATTCCAATAGAAGTTACTGATCCTGAAGAGATAAATGCCGTTGCTATTGCAACATTTGCTGTTGTTATTCCAATTTTTCTCTGTATAGTTACAGATGGAGCAAAAGTATATCCTATTCCAGGATCTGTTACTGTTATAGAAGAAATTGTTCCTCCTACAGAGACGGTTGCAGTGGCAGTAGCACTCCTTATTTCGTCTTGTGATATAATTTCAATATCTGTAATATATGAAGTCAGAGTATTTTCTTTATAACTATCAAAGAATGTTTTTAAATTATCAACGAAAATGTTAGTAGATCCAACTCCAACATTTTGAATTATATTAGTTGTTGGATAAATTAATGGTTCATAGAAAATTCTATCTTTTCCTACCACTTGACCATTTATAGTTCTATCCTCAGTCTGCCTTTTCCAAGTTATGGATCTCAATAATAATTCATTAGTAGATATGCCAACACCAGAATATGGATTTGTTGAAATATCGTCAGTAGCATTTATTGATGTTACAGTTCTAAAATCTTGATTTAAGAACGGATCATTTGAATTTAATTTGACATCATCTCCAACTTGAATACTTTCTAAAATATCAACTTCTAACACATCAACATCTGCTGTTCCTCTATAGAACAGAATTGAAGAAGTATCTCCTGGTTTTGGTGCTTCAGTAAATGCTATGACGCTGCCACCTTCAAATATATAACTTTCACCTGGAACTTGGATAATATCATTTACAAAAACTAGCAAGGTCGATTGGATATCGATTGGAGATCCAGATTTTGCTCTAATTGTTCTTAACTGCCCATCTACTTTAATTGGGAATAATTTTCTTGATCCATCAAATAAATCATCTAATGGATCTATTGGAAGTAGATCTCCAACAACCCAAGAAGTAAATTTATTACTATAAACTTTATCTACAAAAATTTGAGCCTCTCCGAAAGATGGAGATACAGTTGCATCCAATGGAATTCCAGTTAATCCACCTGTTGGAACAGTTAGGATATCACCAGGCTTGTAACCATACCCATAGTTTTTAATATTAAAATCAATTATACTAGATCCTTGCCCAACAATAACATCAACTTTTGCCTCTGTCCCAACTCCACTTGAAGATAGGGAGTATTGCAATCTCAGATTGGTATAAGATAAAGGTTGGTCAAATACTAAAATTGGAGGTTCGGTGAATCCAATACCAGGATTTATTATTGTAACGTTTGGAGATACATTTCCAGCAATTACTGTCGTAAATCCAACAAAGGTAACAGAATAAGATTCAGAATTTTCAGTTGCATATCCAACATTAACTATGCCCATTTTGGGATCGGTTAAACGTATTTTAACCGAATCTCCAGAATTTATTATAGAAGTTGATGTACTAGATGTAGAAACTGTAACGGAAGTTGTACCAAATCCCACAATTTGCCCATCTATTATCTTGGATCCAATGTCAATAAATCTATTATTATAATATGAAAGTTTATTTAAGATTCCATTATTATTATTAATTGAAATTATAGTTGTTCCCGCAGAAACGGTTTCTATAACTTCACTCATCACTTCTATACTTTCGTTTGCTCTATATCCAGATCCACTATTTCCAACACTAATAGATGTTATTGTCCCTGCTATTGATATTGTAGCGGTTCCACCAGCAGAAACTAAAGGTTGATATCCAAGTCCCCCTGTGGAACCAAATGAAACTATAACACCACCATAAGGAAGTTTAGATTGATTTATATCATATGGAGTAGATGAAGCAGTCCCAACAAAGGTAATTGTTGATATTCCAGAAACCTCATTCAAATAGAATGCACCTTCGATATCAACCGCACCTAATCTTCTTGGTTGTTGGAATATACCATCAATTAATACAATAGAATTTCCAGTTGAGAATCCAGAAACATTATTGCTAGATGAAGTCAATGTGTACGATGTAGTAATACCATTAAATTCTTGTGATAAACTATCAAAAATATAATTTTTAGAATATGGTTCATTTGATGTGTCTGTAACCGACGATCTTAAGAATGTTCTTCCATTGAAAGTCGAGAATGTAGTTATACCAGTATAATCCCTGTCATTTGGTCTATTTGTAATAGTTCCGATTGGACTCTTTCCTGCAGGCGCTTCAATGAAGTTTATTGTATTTCCTACAATGTTATAATCTCCTTCAATTTTTCTAATCAATGATCCTGAAGTATGGAATCCAAGAGTTGTTCCCATCCAAGGTCTTTGAACCAATACTAAATTGGAATCTGCAATTCCAGTTTTATTGATTCTCATAATTTCATCATCAATTCTAATAAGTTCTCCACTAAAGAATGAAGTAATTCCCGTAAAATTCAAAATACTATCACTTGTTTCGACATCGGAAGCAAGGATCGTTGTTACAGATGATCCAACTATAGGAGATTGTATAAAATTATCAATTGCAATCAAGCATCTAGAGTTTTGATTTTTTGCCGTAAATTTGTGGAATGATCCTATTCCAACATTTCTCAATTCAATTGGAATTGAAATAGATTTTAAAGCATTTTCAGCAGTATCTGATACACTAATAGTAGATGAATTTAGATTTATTGCATATAATTTATTTGGAAGAATATCTGTGGTCCCAATTCCAGCAATACTGGATGTTACGATACCGATTGGACTATGAACTCCATCATCAGGATAACTATACGAAATTTCTTCCCCAGTTACATAAAAATGATTTGGTATTGTAAATGTATTATTGATTATGTTTACAATAGTTGAGTTATTACCCAAGAACTCTTTTTCAAAAACAGGCTCATTTTCGTAAGTCAAATTAAATGACTTTCTAATATCTTTAGATGTTCCCTCATATAATCCATAACCAGTATCTATAGATGCATTATTTAAAACTATTTCATAATCAATAGTTCCAGCATTTACAAGACTCAATGCATTTTGGAATACTCTAACTTGCGTATCTATATTTGGAATGGGAGTGAAATTGAAACTAACATCTGTTCCAGATACTGTAGCACCAAAAGTACCAAGTCCAATATGAGTTCTTACTGGTGCATAATCAACCAAATATGCATTATTTTTATCGTTGATTACAATAGTTTCTAAGAATTCATATCGATTATTTGTAGTGTCCTCTACCGAAATCAGATAATATGCTCCAGAATATGGGTTACCATAAGAAGCAATTGTATTTTGACCTGGAGATGATGTTGATCCAATTCCAGTATAATGAGATGAGAATTTGGTATTATTTAAAGTTACCGTAGAAACGCCAGATGAAGTTGTATCTCCTATAGCAACAGTAAT